TTATTACGCTCGGCCAAAACTTTTGCGGCTTGAGCATTGTTGCCCAATTCTTCTTTTAGTTGTTCGTTTTCTAATATCTGTTTGTGTAAACTGTCTATGGATATGCTTAACTCTTTGCGAACTTTTTCAATTTCACTGTTCTTAGCATATCGTGAATCAATGGTAAAACCTGCACCTACTATGGTTCCTACTGCTCCTACTAAGGCCGCTATTTGAGTCAGTGATATTTCTTTTAACTCCATTTTATAGTCCTTTTTACTTAAATTCTTTTAAGGCTGCTTTAACCAAACTGTCTATGCTGTTGATCAATGGAACGCCATTTTGGCTGTGTTCTTTAACTGCTAATGGTATTTCGGTACAACCTAATACTACTGCCTTTGCACCACGACTAATCAAACTATCTACTACAGACATTAACATAACCTGTGATTTAACCATATCGCCTGCTTTGATTAAATCTATAGCAGGTTGAACTATGTTGTCCATTTCTTCTTGTGTTGGTATAATACAATTCCAATCAGTTAAACGATCTTGATATAAGCCCAATTCGATAGTTGCCTGCGTACCCATTATGCCTATAGTGCCAGTGATATCTAAATCACATAATGCGTATGCTACGCTGTCTACAATATGCAAAATAGGAACTTTTAATTTAATTAATTCGTCATACCAAAAATGTGCAGTATTACATGGAATAACAATTAAGGTACACCCTACTGCTTTTAATACTTGTACGCCCTGTAATAAGAAAGGCAAAGGTCTATCGTCGCCATTGAGTAGACTTGTACTACGATCTGGTATTCTAGGTTCATTCCATAATACAAATGGAACATGTTCTTGATCACAACTTGCTGTTGTCTGTGCTATTAGTCGTGTTATATACTCGGCGCTGGCCGCTGGACCCATACCGCCTAGTATACCCAGACGTTTCATTTCTTAAACAATAACGAAGACGCAATAACCATCGCTGTTTGTGCGGCTTCTACATCATCTGGTTTTTCTTTCCAGCCTACGCTGATCTGTCCTATGAACACACCTGGTTCAGCAGGAACACTGATACGACACATATAGTTTACACCATATTCTTTATATACAAATCCAATAAGACTCTGTGGCTTAAGATACGGGCTACAAGGAATCTTACCAGACATTAAACCGATAACGTCATTGTTGTTGTCATAGTTTTTAGAAAATAAACCAACTTCTAATCCGTCATTTCTTTTATCTCTACCACCACTGCGAGTCGACAAATAAACTACCTTACGTGTATTAAGCAATGTATTAACTTCTAAGAAAGCAACCATCTCTGCATCAGTGTTTTTTAATAAGAAATTTAGTGCTTCGTCGTACCGACCGTTCATTTTAGGCAATGCTTGCTGAGCACGATAACTTGCTAAGAACGCATCTTTTTCTGTGTACACAATCCAGCCACCGAAGCCTAGTATGCAAAGAAAGACAACGGTAAACAAGCGAAATGGACTTTCGCCTATATACCCTAATAACCCCATTAAAAAGTCTTTAAGTTTGTCCATGCTCTTTTTCAGTTTCGCAGACAAATGCTGTTACTGCTACGTTGCCATGTACATGGCTTGCTGTTCGAATCATATCCATTAAAGGATCAACTGCAATCAACAATACCAATACCGCTTCGCTGGGTAGTTTTAACAAGTCACAGACAACTGCTACTGTGGCAACTGTAAGAATACCTGTTGTTCCTGCGCTGGCCAAGCCTGCTAATATACTACCAAATAGCACAACTAGCAAACCTGTAATACCTAATGGTGTGTCATAGATGTTAGCAATGAATACTGTAGCAATAGCATAGTAAACAATACTACCAATACGGTTAACAGTAAAACTTAGTGGAACTGTTAATTCAACTCCACCTTTATCAAACTTCAATTTGTGCAATGCTTCTTGTGCGTATGGAATACAAGCCAATGAACTGCGTGAACTAATAGCAACAATCAATGTTTCTTTTGTTTCACGAATAACTGTAGTAAGACTTAGTCCAGAACGCATCCAAATTACTGCTGTGCCGGCAGCTACTACTAATAGTCCACCAATGAACTGTTGGAATACAAAGTCAAACATAGTTAAGAAAATACCAACACCAACTTTACCTACCTGTGCTGATATCATTGCCAACAGTGCGATTGGTAAGAAATAGTTCAAAAACTTAAAAATACTAATACTTGCTTGTTGAATACTCTTTAGTACTTCAACTAACATCCGTTGACCTTCTGTTTTTAAATGTCCCAAAGAGATACCAAATATCAAACAGAAGATAACAATCTTCAAACTCTCACCATTGTTAAGTGTATTAAAAATGTTTTCTGGAATAAACTTTTCTGCCATTTTACCAGCACTTACTGGCGGAGCAACTGGCATTGGTTCATGTAATGTGATATTTAAATCAGTGCCAGTGTCTTTGGTATTAACTAAAACGCCCAGTTGTGTTTTCTTTTCAGGTGTCATTTCGCTGCCGGTTAATACAACTGTACCAACACCGATTACTGCGGCAATAAACATACTGCTAACAAAACCAACAATGATTCTGCGTATCAATGTTTGGCTACCTTCTTTTTGTAGCAAGCCAATAATACCAACTAAGATAGTTGCTAATAAGAATGGTAATACTACAACCTTAAGCAAACTGATATAAATGCTACCAAGGCTTTCAAAGTTCATACTAAACTCAGGAGCATAAACTCCGCTTAATATACCTACTATAATTGATCCAAGAATAGTCCAAGGACTAACCAGGAAACTTTTTAAATGTGCTGTTGTCATGTTAAGTCCTTATTTCTTTTCTGCTTTATATCTATCCATTAACTTTTTAGTGTCAATGTTGCTGTATTCATTTTTAATCACATAATCGACAATACTTAATAGTTGCTCTGATTTAGGATGTACTGCAATAGCAATATTATCTACGCTGTCAGAGATAGTAATAGTCTTAGTGCTGATTGCGGCTTCTGGCTTTTCAAAACTAATTTTCTTAATTTCAAATTCATCACGATAAGCGGCTGCGATGTCACCTTTAATTACTTTATCGATAATCACATCCCACTTGTCTTCAGGAAGGAAAGTAGCGTTAGGGAAATTAATACGAGCAAAGGTGTCATAACTCGAGTTACGAATAAAACTTATTTTACCATTAAAGTCTCTAATGACTTGATACGTTTCTTTACCTTGGCCGTTTTGACTTAACCATAAACGATTAATGACCATTGATTGTCTAAGTTTAACATAAGGTATGCTAAAGCGAACAACTTGTAAACGAGGACCTGTTACAGATAGTTTACTAACTGCTAAGTCTGCTTTACCTGCTCGAACTTGTTCGACAACTTCTGCAAAACTTTCAGCATCGCGTCTAAATTGTACTGGCACTCCAAGTAGGACACCAATTCGTCGTGCGATTTCGACGTCAAGACCGCGAATGTCATCGCCTTCTCCCGAGAAGAAAGGTGGAACATCTTTTTTGGTCATTGCTACAACAAGAACGTTGGCTTTCTTAATTGCGGCAATATCTGTGGGCAGAGGTACTGTTGAACCTGCCATCTGAGCATGAGCCAGAGAGGTAACTAGTACAAAGAGTAATGTGAGTAGTTTTTTCATAGTATTGTATTTATACTATGAAGTCTTGACTGAGTTTTTAGTCTTTATATTCTGCTAAAAAATCGTCGTTTTTGCTGTCTTCTTCGAAATTATCCCAGTTATATGTGGCTAATTTGTAGATCCAATAGCCATGTAAACCAATAATAATAACTGCAAGTATTAAATTGCCCATGTTATTTGCAAGTTATATTTTGATTTTTGCTTTGTGCGATTGCTGTCATTGCCGCCATTTTAGTTTGATCGTTGGCAGTTTTAGCCATTTCTAACATAGCAATATCGCGCATTGTTTGATCTCTGCTTATAGACTTTTGCGCTTCAAGGCAGGCAGTGATATCATTTTTTAATACGCTGGGCAAGGATGCACATCCAGAGAGTAAAATTGTTGTTAGTAAAATAATTGTTTTCATAAAATGTTCTTAGCAGATAGTAGGGGATTCGAACCCCTGAAAGACTTACGCCTTTGCCAACTTCGGAGATTGGTGTCATAAGCCTCTCGACCAACTATCCGCTAAAAACATTTATACTAGTACTTAAAAGTAGTACCATATAAATGTTTAATACGAATAGTATAGGTCAGCGTCAGTATTAGTTAGTACAAGTTCTTTCCTTGTATATCTTTCCATCCGACGTTTGTATTTCTTTCCATGGTGTACAATTTTCCGGTTGCACTATAGTTGGACTTTGTACAATAACTGGTTGCTGTTGAACTACAACAGTTTGTTGACGTCCTAGCTCATATCCAATGGCGCCAACAACAACTGGAGCAACCCACCAACCAATACCAGGTCCGCGATAGTGGCCATGGTGACGAAAACCATGTCCGTGATGTTGGGCCAGTGCAGGTAATGTTGCACAGGCTAATGCTAGAGTAATGAATAATTTTTTCATAATTATCTCCTTTGTATTATATATTTAACGTTTTACATATAGAGTCCGTTGACACATGTTAAATTAAATTTTTTATTTCGTCGTAGTTTAAAATACTATGCTCGATTGGTGCATTGTTTTGTTTTTTAAAAAATTTCATCTTGTGTTTAGTTTTATCAGTTCCTACACCAATCGATTCTAACCAAATATCGAACATTATACAAAACTTGTTTTGATCAAAATCTAGTAAATCTTGCTCGTAGTTTAATTCTAAATAATTTTTTGTTTTTAATTTCTGTCTAATATCATTATACCATTGCGTTGACAAGTTTCTTTTTTCTATAAACTTATCAATGTCTACTTTGATTTTAATATTACTAGTGTCTGTGTTATACCATTGGTTAAATTCGATAGCTTTTTTGTGACTGACATATTCTTCCAGTTTGTTTGATCTTTCTAAAAGAATTACTTCAACAAATGGTAAATCTACTAATCTTCCTAAATCGAGTTCTTGGTAATGAGCTCTCATTACTTTAACTACTAAAGACTGATCTGTAACATTATACAATTCTATCAAAGAATCAATGGGAGAATTGTATATACCAACTAGCATATCAAAATGATTATTATTTTCTATTTTTAGAAAATTAAACAACAAGTCTTGTTGACTTTGTGTTAATAGATCTTTATGCGGCAAATCTTCTGGTACATGATCTCGACTAACATATAATCCAATATTAGGAGACAAATAAAATTCATTGATACACTGCAAACCAGAATAAGATTCCATGGCTTCACACAATAAGTTACTGCCTGTTCTAGGTTCACAGAGTATGAGTATAAGTTTTTTACTCATTTGGTTTTACTGGTCTAGTTTGACAGAATGTACAATTCCGGTCGTTGCATATATCTTCTAGCCATTCGTTACATTCAGCACAGTAATAAGCATCATACTGTGCTGAATATGTTTTTTTACAACCGCATTTACAAAAATTTGACGGGCTATTGTCGTTTAAGTCCATAGTGCATGTCTTACTTTAATAAGACGAATCATCATAGCTTCGTCTTCTCGTTCGTATTGCTTTTCAATCTTTTGACTGAGTTTAAGAGCACAATCTGCTTCTTTTCTTAGTTCTTTTGTTTCGCCCTTGTCGCTAAACAATGCCATACTGTTATCGGGATTCAGAGCACGTTTCTTTTCGCAGTAAGCAGTCCAACCGCTGGCATCATAGACATCAGGACGATTGCGATAAACTTCTGTCCACCACTTGTAAAGGTCAAAAATTTCTTGTGCGTTCTTTGCCTGAGGCGTTGGCTTGCCAAACTTTGGATCGTTCTTGTCCATCCAATTTTCATCATAGACAAGTTTACGTTGCCATTCAAGATTTTCTAAACCTGCTTCTGGGCATCGCCATGTACGCCAACGGAACCAACCACTGGCCCAAAAAGGTGCTTGATATTTCTTACGTGCTTCTTCATCCCAAGCAATGTGCCACCATGCTAGTTCTACTTCAACAAAATCTTGAAGTTCGTTAAACAAGCAGGGAAGAAACCTGTTGCCAACATCCTGCCATTGACCCGGTTTGATGTCCCTAGGGTGAGCAGTGAGACTATGAGTGCGAGTAACCCAACGGTTATTAATATAGTACTTAACATCGTAAATTTTCCTAATAGGCCATGTTACAAAATCTTGTAAATGGTCCAGTGCTTCTTCGGCTAACCAATAGCGTAAGTTATGTTTCATTTTGGCGGCAGTACGCCATTCGTCCCATTCTTCTGCAGTGGCCGCACCAAGTTTATTAGTACCGCGAAGCCAATCTGCGAAAGGAGTGCAACTCCAATATTTTGAATGCTGTGCCATTATCTACCTTTTAATCTATTTATAAATCTTGCTTCCATTACCAGCTTTGCTGTTTCTGGATCCCTCATCAAATCATCAAATTCTGCTATCTTATCTGCTATTTGCAGTAAACTAGATTCTTCAACTTCTATTACCATAGTAGGAACAACTTCTTCCTGCATATAAGCAGAAAATTCGTCAAATGCATCGACAGCACTATAAGAATAAGGGCTACTACGATAACGCCGTTGCAGTTGCCTTTTTGTTAGAGTAATCTTATAAGATTCCATTAACTGACGAACGCTGTCTTTTTTATACATTTTCTGTTATTGTAAACGAATCGATTTTATCTGTCAACTTACTAACATCTAAGCCATTTGCTGTATAGCCTTCAATTAGACAATCTTTATAATGTAAGCTAGGTGCTTGTTCTGGACCTTTATTAGTCATAACATAAGCCATGGCAATACTATGTGTATGTCTATATTTGTTTGGTCGATCTTGTACTACTATAAATTCTTGCTTGTCATAGTAATAAGGATAACCTTCTAAACTATCCAAAGCACGTTCACATTCAGGAGTAATTTCCCAAAGCACACCTTCCATAGTATGACCTTCACTGCGATCAATGTCAGCGTGAAGTCTAAACTTTAGTTCGTAGTTTTGTAGCGTACAACGACCGAGATTAACTGCTTTTGGACAACGATAAGTCATTTCTCCAAGGTTAGTATTCATGCCATAGGCAAAGTAAAATCTTTTCAAACGTCGACCTCTTTAACATTCTTTACTATAAAACTACGCCAGCCTTTGGCATTAAGATCAAACACAGAAATGATATTAGTGTTTTCTTTTTTATTGCCAAAGTCTTCTTTTAAAATACTAGGAGGAAGTAACGCAGGATTGAGTGTGCATTCCATTTTTCTAGACTCGCCGTCTTTTTTAGTAAAGTTAACTGTAACAGTTCTAGTCTTTAGTTGTTCGACTAATCGTGTTCTAAAATCAACCCATTCTATATCTGTCCAATTAACCGAGTTTGTTAGCAATTCGTTGTTTAATGTATTCGTCATTGTGTATCCATTTGTTTTTAACTAGAAAGCCCCATTCGCGTTTTTGCGGTCCAGGCATGAATAATGTCCAGCACTCTACGCCAGGATCTAATTCAATACGATGAAAACTATTAGCAGTGCAAGTGCGAAAATGACCAGGCTTCCGCCAATGTGCGATTTCTCCAATTTTTTCTCCCTTATCGTTAAACTGAGGAATCCATTCATAATATCCACCTTTCAATATAAGTGTAGCATAAGGCCAAGGATGATCATGCACATCGTCTGGATCGCTTTTTAGAAACTTGTGCAGGAAAATGTTGAATGGGAACAGTTTGCGGTCTTTGAGAAAGACGTAGTAGCGTTCCAAATAAGGCTCATTACTTTCCCTGTCCATAACAATACGCTGTCTACCGATTTTGGTAAGAAATTTTGCAATTTGGTTAAGCATTAGAATAACTCCTAGTGCTTGATTATACACTAAACGAACGAGCGTGTCAAATACTAGTTTACCAAATCAAGGCTTTAATGTTAAAGTAGTATCAAAGGCAAAATCTTTAAACTTTACATAAAAATATGCTCTATATTCTACAGGATCAGAATCAACAAAAGTTCTCTTTTTATCATTTGGATCTATTTGAATATCCGTTTGTAAAATAAAATCATTAACAGGTACTGATGATTTAGTTGCTTCTGTGTTTGCAGTTAAATTCCAACGTATTAGATATTGTTCATCTGATGGTACAACTAATTCAAATTTAGCAGTATCCGAATTATTGATAGCAGGGAAAACTGGTATGTAACTGTCTCCTTGCTTTTCTAACAAACTTAACTTATAAGAATAAAAATCAGAGTATGGTAACTTTGAAGAATTTAATATAGTCAACGGATCTACAAAATCAATGAACATACAATAAGAAGCATTGTTTTCATTAGTATCGCTGGAAATATAAAAATAAATTTTATTGAATATTAAACCGGCTTCTTCATTTACATAACGTTTAGTTATTAAAAATAAACTATCTGTGTATTTGGAAACAGTTTTAATTATCTTATTACCGGCAATAGGTGATCCTTGAGCATCTAAAGTTTCTGTATCGTCGACTATAGATATAGTATTGTCATTGAACTGTAAAATAGAATTAGTAGTAGCAGTCAGTGATCCGTTGCTATTGTAGATGTTAGTAACAACATCATACATTCTAGTTTGAATAGGTTCTTCTGTTTTAATTTGAATATCTGTGTCAGGTACAGTCGATGACGAAGAAATTATATGCAAACTTGCTTTCTTAATTGCCATAGATAAATCATATGTCCTGTCTGCATAATTGATAGATGTTTCTCCGTCTACAGCCAGTGTTCCTGTTTGACCGTTTGCCGATTTCCAATATAGCGTATTAGGAGTAGTTGGTTCTTCTAATAATACTGCCCAATCTAATTCTCCTGTTGTAAACACAGTAGTTGCGTCAGGTGTGATAACTTCAATACCATGTCCGTATTCCGGATCTTTACTATATGTAAATCCTTCTATCCAAGGCATCGTATAAGAAGAATCAGAATAAAATTTTATAGAAGAATTTGTGTTTAATTCAAAACCAATTCTATATAACTGTCCTCTTGTTAACGTTATTTCAGACACTGTTACACCTGTTGTATTGCGAATAACAATTGACGAATTTTCTAAAGTAAACAAATAATCAAAGTCTGCATAAGTGCCAGTTGGATTGATAGTAGGTGTCAGTCCGTTGTTTGCATTTGGGTTTGTATCCCATCCGGCGTAATTTATATCACCACTGACTGCATACTTTTCATAGCCAACAACTTCTCCACAATAGTCTAATACTGGTTTCGTTTTGTAAACAATAGGAGCGGCGTTAGTTGGATCTGTTCTAGATAATACATGTTCAATGTCTGCCGGAACCATGGCCTTAAGTACTGTTTGTTCTATGCCACGACTATCTTTTACTTTATATCCATCGCTTTTGTTTTTAGCTGCCATTAAACTGTGTACAGTTTTTTGCTTGTCTTTAATACCAAATGGATCTGTTAGATTTTTTTCTAATCGTTTTAGTTCTGCCTTTAATCTATTAGTCTGGGCTTTGATATTATTTTTAAATGCATTCATTGTTGCATTGTATCCAGCGGGATCGCGCTTAAAGTTAGCTATTGCCGCTTTTAGATTCTTTAAGTCGCCGGTCATGCTGTTCCAGTTAACTCCAAAGCCCCCTGGACCGCCGCCCAAACACATACTAGGATTGCTGGCCTTTGTTAAAGCATTTAGTATGTTACCCATCTGTCCCATCAAGTTATTATTCATTTGTGCCAACACATCTGGAATTTGAGGGGGGTGTACTGGGCTAGGACATAACCCGCCTAGACTAAAAACATTGCCAATTTGAGCAAGTCCTTGATTAACTGCATTTAATATATTGTTATAGCCGGTGGCGGATTTTAGCGCACCTAATGTTGAATTTAAATTCAATAATCCCTGACGAAGCTCGGATAAAGCACTTACTCCGCTTAGATCTTTGATTAGATCATCTACTGCTAACTGAGCACAGACTAATCTACCATTTAAAAGATCTTTAAGTCTGCCAGCAAGTAGCATACAAATAAGATCTTTTTCGTTTTTTGGTAAATTAGCCGGGAATGTTATTTTTAAAGGCCCAGCCTGAATCGGGTTAATATTTGGCATAGTTGTATTTATCGTTACAACTATTCACTATTAACAATCTAATCGAATCACTTTTGATATTCCGCTACGACCGTCATGCCCGCCTCGATAACTAATGGTTACATCACCGTCATTTTGCGGATCTCGGACAGGAGGATTAGCACCGTTGCCCGGTGCTTGATTTCCGCCTACGTATGTATATCGTCCGTTGTTTGCAGTATAAACAAAGTTAACATGGCCAACATTCCAAAGGACCAAATCTCCGGGTTTTAATGCTTGTCCGGTTACGTCTTTGTATCCAGAATCTAAGCCAGGTAGCTTGCTAGCAAGGTTTCTAGCACCTGCTTCACGAATCCATTTTAATCCACTTTGTTTCATTGCAAAACAAGCAAAACCTGCACACCAAGGAACTTGGTCAGAGTTAAACGACAAGCCAATGTTTTTCCAAATATTAAGAATATTGGGATTACTTGGTTTACCACCTTGACCTGTTTCACGCCATGTGCCATTCTTAGCTTCGTTTAGGCACTGTGTCAAGAATGGCACGACTGTCGGTTTATTTTCATCACATTTTGTTGGCGGTTGATCTTCAATAGGTGGAGCTTCTGTGTCTCCAGGTGCTCCTGGCTTTGCACCTGCTTCTGTGTTTTGAGCGGCAGTAGGAGGTGTAGCTGGAGGCGTATAGGGTTTTTGATCTGTAGCCTGTGGACTATCAGGTCTAGAAAATAGTTTACTAACAGGAATATTAAAAGATATAGTAGATGCCGATGCTGAATCTCCTGGAGGTTGCCATAACGCTACTGCTACATTATTAATAAAAACATTATTACTGCGATGAACGTCTAGGACTTCTGGTAATCCACTGTCGCCCTGTGATGTTCCACCTTGTACGTACGGCATCTTCTATTCCTTAAACAATGATACTACTGCTATTTCTAACTGGCTTAATGCCAGTTGTGCTTTCACAGTAAGCATCGGCTACTTGATCGTTTGTATCTGCAACACACATAATTGTATGTGCTTTAAACATAAAGTCACTGTTAGGTTCTGCTGTCATCATAAAAGGAATCATTTGAAGACCTTCTCTGCTGGCTGCTAGAATAACTGGCTTACTGATAGTAAGACCTTCTGAGGTTTGTCCTGTGACTTTACCAACAACTTCGTCGCCATTGGCTAGTTTCATACTTACTGTATGACCAATTTTATTTTCTTTTAACATAATATATTTATTGAGTTTTTAACCACGCTACTAGATCAGTATAACCTCCAATGGCCTGATCATCGATAAAGATTTGAGGCACGGTGCGTGGTGCTTGCCCTAATCTTGTTGTTAGATTTTCTAACAATGTTTCTCTTGTTGTTGCATTGATGTGATGTTCTGTGAATTCCCATCCTTTACTTTTAAACAAGTTCTTTGCTTGGACACAGTATGGGCACTGATCCTTGGTATAAATTTCTACTTTCATCATTCGTCCCTAAATAAACTTTCTTCGTATTCTGTTAGCGCGGCTTGAAAGTCTTCTTCTGTTAATCCGTGCCAACCACAGCATTTGCCGTTTGGGCTACGGCCACAGCCGCAGGCGCCGAATTCTTCTTGTTGCTCTTTTACTCTTACTTGCATTTATACTCCTGTTGTATCATATGTTTGTGCAAAGATATCTTTTTTTACTACGCCATAATCGTTACTACCATGCTTGACGATATAATCATTGCCTGCTGTGTAATGCATTGTTTCTCCCCATGAAGTGGGGACACTGCCATCGTGATCAGCAAGTTTAGCTAATTTAATAATCTTCTTAGGTTGGCAAACACCGTTACCTAAATCGTCTTTAAGTTCTTTAAAACGTTGAGGAGTAATAGGGTACTTCTCTCCTTTTGGACCTGTCATGATATAAAAACCCGCGTCATACTTAACCGGACCTTCCAGAGTTTCTATGGTTCCTGGTTCGGTAGCAATTTCATAACGTTCTTTAGCAGGCTTTTTAAATGTTTTGAAACTGCCTTGTTCAAACCATTTGTCGTTAATTGGTGTTGTAACTTCGTTGATTTTCATATTTTTCGTCTAATTCTTTTTTCAATTTATTGCATTGATCTCTATGACTACATTTACCTATCTTAACTCTTATTGTAGCATAATTTTCATCACAATACTTTGCATAGTCTGTGCCTTCCATGGGGCAATTTCGCCGAATCTTTTCGTCTAATGTCATAATATATTATAACTGAGGTAATGCATCGTAGTCAATACTGTCGCTCATTACACCGATGACATAATTAGTTGATTCGTTTTCTTGCAATGCTGTTTGTTTCTTGCTAGTATCGCTGTGTTTATTGAACCAAGGAATCGGTGTACTCTTTGGCGCAGGACTTTGATATTTAATACCTATGTCCTTTAAAGCGTTAACTGCTGTATAGTCAACAAACTCTTTTAGAATGTTAGCATTCAAACCGATCACAGGTCCCATCTTGAACAAATAGTCTGCCCAAGCCTTTTCTTCGCGAATAACATCCATATACAACTGATATACTTCTTGCTCACATTCTTGTTTGGCTTTTGCAAAGCGTGGATCTTCTTTGACGACTTGATTGATGATATATGCTGTCCAGCCCTTGTGTAGTAGTTCGTCTTGTAGAATCAAACTAATGATGTTACCGTTGCCGATGAAAATCTTGTTCTCAACCATAGCAAGACTTGTGGCAAACGATACCATGAATCTAAATGCTTCTAGTGCATAACTTGCATGTAGTGCCATCCAAATTGATCGAATGTAAGGTTCTTCTCTTTCAAACCCTAGACCTAGTTCTTGCTGACAATTAATTCTGTGCAAGTCATCATAATAACGACCAACACTACTAGCCATGTCTACAATTTCTTTTGTATCGTGGATGGTGTTAAATACGTCTTTAGGCACGTTGTAAATGTTACGAATAATGTGGCTATAACTACGGCTATGAATATTTGTTTCAAAGAATGTCCAATTATAAATCAATGATTCTAATTCTGGTAAACTTACCACAGGCGCGAAAACTTGACTTGGTCCACGGCCTTGCAAACTATCTAATGCTGTTTGACGTAACAAGTTACTAGTAAAGATATGCTTGACAGCATCACTAGCATCTTTAAAGTCGTTGGCATCTTTAGTTAGACTAATCTCTTCTGGGACCCAAAAGAAACCTCTGGCTGTTTTTTCAAAGTCAGCAATCTTATTATATTTTACTTCTTCAAATCGTTGAATAGTAACTGGACCTTGTGGGTCCAAGAACATTTTACGATTTAAATAATCTGTTTTAGTATTTAGGTTATATTGTTGTTTACTCATAATTTACATGCTTCGCAATCATCATCGAATTCTTCTTGCTGGTTAAAATTCAAACTGATAACATTATCAGGTTGTTGTTCTTCTACTGCTCGACTACCCGCTTTGTTAATCAAGCTGTAATAGAATGTCTTTAATCCCCAGTAGTGACTTTGCATTAAGTTCTTAGCAATTAATGTTGTAGGGACTTTTCTATCAGGGAAATGTGCAGGATTATAGAATGTGTTAGTACTAATACTTTGGTCAACATAAGCCGCAATTACTGCCGCTGTTTTTAAGTAACCATCACAATCTTTTTGTTCCCACATCATTTGATATTTGTTTTTAAGTTTGTGGTACTCTGGAACAACTTGTGTGAACGATCCTGCTTTACTTTCTTTTGTACTAATTAAACTCATTGGCATTTCAATACCATTAGTTGAATTAATAACAACTGAGCTAGATTCAACTGGAGCAACTGCCATTTGTGTAGCATTACGAACGCCGTATTGTTTCATATTAGCACGTAATGTTTCCCAGTCTAATTCAGGAGCAAAGTTTGTTAGTTCGTTAACTCCGTTGGCACGTAGTTCCCACGGGAATGTACCTTGACCATAACGTGTTCGATCACTGCCTTCGCACTTACCACGTTCTTTAGCAAGTTCAACACTTGCTTCGGTTAAGTAATATGCTTGATGTTCCATCCAAGATTTAACTTCTGCCAGTGAATCTTTTTCGCCATACTTAAGACTACGCTTGGCGTGCCAATATGCTAAGTTAGTAATACCAATACCCAATGGACGAATCTCGTCGTTGCTTAGTTTACTTTGAATACTCAAGAAATCTTGATAATCGAGGATATTGTTAAGACTACGGTGAAGTATGCGGCAAGCCCTACGCATATCTTCTGGGTTACGGAAAGCTCCCCAGTTGATACTACCAAGTGTACACAAAGCAATACGGCCATTATCATCATCGAGACGTTTAAAAGATCTAGTAGGTAATAAAATTTCACAACATAGGTTACTTTGATAAATCGTATGATACTCGGGATCGAATGGTCCTTGGTTCATAACGTTGTCAACGAAGACAAGATAGATACGTCCTGTATCTGTACGTTCTTTCAATATACCGCCTTTGAATACTTCTTCCGCGCTTATTGTTTTCTTACGCAAACCGGGAGTCTTCTCGTACTTAACATATAATTCTTCAAACAATGCTGTGTTTGAGTAAAAGGCTTGGTACAGATCTGGCACTTCGTTTGGATCAAAGAATGTAATATCTTGTTTGTTTTTAAATCTGCGCCAGAAAAACGCCGAAAGGACAACACCGTAATCCATGTGTCTGACGCGAGTCTCCTCGGTTCCTTGGTTGTTTTTAAGTACAATAAGGTCGTCAAACTGGTGATGCCAGATTGGATAAAAGACAGTAGCACTTGCATTGCGAATACCTCCTTGACTGCACGAACGTAGGTCGCCGAACCATTTCTTTAAAAATGGAATCATACCTGTGTGCATGATTTCGCCGCCCCTAATGGGACTTCCTAAAGGACGTAGTCGCCCAATTTCTAAACCAATGCCAGCACGTTTGCTGGCATACTTGGCCATCATTTCACCTGATGCAAAAATCGAATCCAAGTCATCGTCGCTTCTGATGAGTACGCAAGAACTAAACTGTTTGGTGGGAGTACCAAGGCCAGCAAGTACAGGAGTAGCAAGAGTAAACAAACCGTCGCTAGCCGCGTTGTAGTATTCTTTGATGTAACGCATACGAGCCGCATTAGGTTCTTCTTTATGAAAGACTGTAGCGGCAGCAACCATGTATCTAATCTGAGGAGTTTCATAAGTTTCTTTCGTGCTTCTATTTCTTACCAAGTATTTTTCGATAAGTTGTTCAATGGCAGCATAACTATATTGTTCATCTTTTTCATGATCCAACATTTCGTTCATTTTATTCCAGTCGTCTTCTGTATACCAATCTAGAAGTTCTGCTGTATAAAGACCTGTCGCTACATTCTTTTTAACGATATCATATAGATGCGGCACTTCGTAACTACCGTATACGTCTTTCCGTAGCATGGATAATCTTTGTTTACCTGCTACATATTGATAATTTGTGTGTCCAATGTCAGGGTTGGCTTCTACGTCGATAAGGTTAACAATAGCACGAAGTGTAATCTCGTCAATTTCTTTGGTAGTAATACCGTCATAAAAATGAGGCTGTGCTTTAATCTCTACCATACTTTGACTTACATCTGCGATACCTGCACATATCTTAGTAATTTGAGCCTGCCACTTTTCAATCATTAATTCTTCTTTTACGCCGCTACGTTTAGTAACGGTGATGGCTTTGGCTGATGTTGTCATTATGTCTTTTTTTCCTTAGTATGTTGGTTATTTTATTTTTTGTACTCTATTTAAGTCAACAATGTTTTTATTCTCTTATATTTTAATATGAGTCAAATCGTTTTTAGTAATCTTATTCAGTACCTCAAAGTCGCATTCTTTAATGTCTAGCACATGACCTAGTATATAATTTAGTACAGTCTTCTCATCAATAACTACTACTAGATGTATATCTTTTTCACTAAAATTATTTACTAACCAAAGTTCCACGTTCTTATTAGGTGCTGTCATCCATAAGGTATATGCTTGTCCTAGCGCAATGGCACTACGACAAAACTCTCCTTTATTAAGCATATCCCAAGGCGTAGGCCAAGTCTCGGGCTTAAAAGGATCTATTGTTTTACGAACCCATGGCGAAAATGTCCACCATGTATTAACAGACTCGATAAGTCTGTCGAACGCCATATCTACAGAATTGGCACGGAATTCTCGCCAAGCAAGAATTCTGTCTGTAGTAGTTTTATACCAAATGCTTAAATTGTTTTCCACTAGATGCTTATTTATAATACTGATCAACTCGTCGAGCCCACAGATCACTATAATGATCAAACTCGTTGCCTTCGATAACAAAACTTTGTAGTTTAGCATCACGGTCGATGATGTTAATTGCACATGTTCTAATATCTGTACCATGTACTTCATTGTGTGCTAATGCATAAGCACAACATTGTAAAAAGTAATCTTCAATCCATTCTTTCTTTTTTGGCTTCTTAGTTGTCTTATGGTCAATGATCGCAGGCTTGCCTTTCCATATACCAATCATATCGCTAGTGCCAGCATATAGTCCCGGATAGTATAAAGGTGCTTCAATGCCCCATACTTCATCGACATTAGGAAATGCTTCGTTAATCATAGTATCAGCCATAGCACGAGCCATGATTTGAACTTGATTATTTCCTTGCGGACGTTCTTTACCTAATACATGATATTCTAAATGTGTATGCATCAGTGTACCAAGTCCCGCCGACTCCGTGCTAATGCGAGTAGCTTCAGCTTCGCCTACACGCTTACGCCATTCAATTAAGAATGTTTTATCTTTAGTACTATCAAGGACTGTTGTGACGCTGGGTACTTTCATGCCATCAGGGCAAGCATAAAGTCGCTTGCCTGTGGTTTCGTCGCGAGTGAGTTTTTTATATTCGTAGATTGGATTCAATAACATATAACTATTTTACACTATTTACAGTGTAAAGTCTAGTTATATATTACCAATAAACTTGCCAATCGAATGTTGTGCCTGTAACAGAATTTGTTTTACGTTCTATTCTGTAGCCTAGGTCTGTAAAATATTTGATAACCGAAGCCATTTGAACTTCTTTGGCTCTGTCTGGAGTGACGCCTTTCCAAACATTGGCATACGTTGCGCTAGTTGTCATTGCTGTAGAATCTAATACAACTTCATAGGCATTGTTTACACAAGCTGTTAAAATGGCTTCTTCAATGTCGCGAACTTCATTGAAAATAACCAAATCATTTTGAGCTTTACTGCGAGCTTGGCTTGCTGTTAACATAATAGATGCTATCATTTTAATTGATCCATTGCTTGTTTTAGTGCAGTACTTTTCATTTTATTAACATCTTTATCGTACTTACTAGTCATAGATTTAATTTCGTTGTTGTTCAATACAATCTCATCATAGGTAGCAGTGGTGATTATATCTTTTAAATCTTTTCGATGCTTGTTTAAAATGTTAATTAACAACTCCGGTGTAACGCTAGAGTCGTTAACATCATTGATTAGTTGAGTAGTAGAAATCGAGTCTGCGCCTTCAGCCTTTGCTCGCAAAAGCAAAGGCTTGACGATACCAAGAACTTGTTCGTCGCTGTCAACAAATTCGTATAAGCGCATTATTTTAGTTCTCTACCAGTTGGCAATTCTTCTTCGCCAGATGCCGCATCGGCCATACCAAACTCGTCACCTGCTGGTTCCATTGCTGGTTGTGGCATGCCGCCGCTTAGGTCATCGCCCATACCGCCCATGTCGCTTGCCATTGGACTTTCACCTTTTAGAACTGCAACTGCGTTGCTTAAACTGTCTTTCGCAGCCTTAACTGCATCTAACAATGTAGCAAATGATTGGTCAGCACTTTGACCGAATTGTTGTCCTTGTTCTTGACCAAATGTAACCTTCATTTTTTCTTCTAAAGGCATTAGTTCATCAGTTTGCATTTGAGCAACATCTTCGGCCATCTTTTGCAAATCATCGACCATGTTCTGAGCAACAAGGATTAATTCAGCTTGAGCCAAATCTTCACCGCTTTGTTCGTTCATTTTACGAACTGTACGCATTGGGCCAATCTCTTTTAAGATATGACGTAATGCTTCGATGATCATTGTGTTCTTTACATAAGTAGCATCATTTTGGAAACCAACTTTGGTGCTGGCCATTTGATGGTTTTCCATGACTAATTTGCTAATTAGTGATTGAACTTGAACTGCGTCACCGCGGGCTTGTAACTTTAGTCCGTAGTGGCTATTCAAAAAGTTCTCAACAACACGTTGTTTACGTTGTGCTGGGTTAAAAATTTCAGAGGTATTCATAATTAGTATCCTTTAGATTATTTATCAATATGTTTTAGATAATTTGGTTTTTGTTTCTAACAATCTTGCTTTGGCATCAGACAGCCTATCTGCAAAAAGAGGTATTAGTTCAGGGTTAACCGAATTCATCTTTTGTCTGTAAAATTTGATGTTTTCTAAACATCGAAAGTATTCTTGATCTAATTCGTAGATTATATCTTCTTTGGGTGCAGAATAATGTTGGCCTTTATTTAAAGCAAATATTATATGTAATGCACTGGAAAATAAAGCTACATTGTCAAAAATTGTCTCTTTTGTGTACAAATCTGTAATCGAATAATCGTTCTTGTTATGTACAGTTAAATTATATCTATCATAAAATACTAGGCTACGGTCTAGTTCTTTCATTGTAACTAACATACCTAATATATTAGTAGGTATAGCATCATCTAGCATTCCTGCTACTTTAGACGATAATTTTGTTGCACTTTTTTTATCTACTGAATAGTTTGTAGATAATTGCTTGGTTTTCTTCATCGTATATTCTGTCTAATAATCCTAGCCCAGTCATATCTTCAGCTAGTTTTTGTTTACGTTCATCTAGGTCTGATCTAGAAATTTGTGTATGTTCTTTGACTAACTTAACGAGTTCCTGTTGCTCGTTTGTTATCATAATTTTTAATCCTGATGCTAATTCTGCTATTTTCATTTTGAAAACTTCTTCCAGCCGCTGGCTACTGGGCTTGTTAGATTAGTATCTGTCCGTTCTTGGCTACCTTTATGACTAACTTGTACGCCCTTAACGCCCATTAGTTTGTCTGCGGCTTTAATTTGATCAATCTCTGCTTGAGTATAACCAATCATAGCAACGTTTTCTGCCCAAACACTTTCTTGTTCCCAATCGGCATCTTTTTGTGCGGCAGCGGCTGCTAGCGCAATACCATAACGCATTTGCATGTATGTATCTGTATTTCTAACCTGTGGTTCAATAATAGCACTAGGTATGGCTTCATCGACTCCGCCACGCTTTACTGTTCCATAGTCTTTATTACGGCCGCCGATATAGCCATGATATATCGATTCGTTGATGATATCGTTTATTTTCATCTGTTTTGCAATCTCTGTAACAAACTTTGGATCTGCTTTACATTCGGATCATTTTTCTTTGCAGGATCATTTATTAATGAATTTAAATCTTCTTCATTGTTTGGTCCGTTAGGATTCGTAGGGGCGTTTGCAGTACTAGGTAATGAACCAACTGTACCCTGAGGTTTGATTGGTTTGAAACCTCCAGGTTGTGCTGTAGTAGCGTTGGCATATTCTTTAGCAACTGCAAAGCGAGGATCGTGTTTACTTAAAATTTCTCTGCCGGAATCTACTTTGTCATCACTTACTGCTGAGATTAAATCTAATACTTCGGAGAATTTTAGTGCGTTAGAAATGCTGGCAATTTCAGCATCGCCGATTTCACCACTTGGGTCTAGAAATCTAATAATATCTTTTAAACTACGATCTGCCATATATGTTTACCTTGCATTTGCTGTTTTGTTCATTGTCTTTAATCGTTTACTCAAAGGATTAAATGCTTTTGTTCTCTTTGATTTTCTAACAATTTTAGCATTGAAACGTTTTCTAATTCGTTTCATCATGAACTTCTTCTTCATATTTATCGCTTTACTGCAAGCACCGACATTGGCCACTGTTCTGCCTTTTTTCCTGCCACTGGTACAACGAATCATACGTTTTAATTTCTTACCTCGTTTAGCCCAAACACGTTTAGCCTCTGTTAAAGGCAGTTCTGTGTCTTCGACTATAACTTCAAAATCCATCATTTTAGTACTTCTAATATTTTATCTGCATGAGCACTTGCCCAACTTACTACTATTACAGCACCCATGACAGTATAAGTCCATTTGTCTTTTAACTTTTCCATGGCGGCAATTTTTTTAGCAAGTTCAGCATGTTGAGTACAACTAGCACCATACATTTCATCTAACTTTGCTTTTAAATCGTCTCTAGTTTTATCAAGACAGTCGTGCATTTCTTTCACGTCTGCTTTTAAATCATCTAATTTACAGTCGAGATTTTCTACTTTAGTCTCGACTATTCCTAGCCGTTCTGCTGCTGATGCCATTAACACTAACTCCTTATAAACTGTGTTTTTTCTTCTTCTACGTGCCTAAGTTTGTGCCAATGGTAAATGCCAAAATATTAAGTATATTTATCAAATTACAAGTTATCGTTACGGATAAAATAAATGTTAAGTTGATCAGATGCGCCTGTTTCAAATACATTACTGTCGAATGTAGCTGTTTCATCTAAATTATCATATACAGGTAACCCGTCTATATCTCTAACCAGACTTGCTACTGTAATAGATCCTACACGTTCGCTGGCGAATCGCAATACCCACATATTGTGATTGCCTGTAAAATCCGTGCCAAATTCGTAGTCTGCCATATCTGCCGCTGTGATTTTTTCTACACTGGACATGATGGGTTGACTACCTAAACTAATAGCTTGTAGCAGTGCATTTAAATTTTGTGCTTGTTCGTATTCAGTGCCGGCATTTGGATCATATACTCCTGTATCTGTAATATCTACTAAAGTATAGCAACTAAAAAATTCAATGTTGCCTCCAACAACCTCACCGGTTCTTCCTGTGGAATGACTTGTACTCATGTTAATTCTCCTATTGTTGTATTTATAATACTAAAGTCAAAAGAAAAACCGCAGGACAATGTCACTGCGGCTTCCCATCCCGTAAACTTAAAGGATTAAACTGCGCTTGAAGATACTGTGAAACCTGCACCGGCTTCAACAACTGTACCAGATACGTCTTTGCTGTCGCTACCTACTGTGCCCATAGCACGGATAGTTGCTTGCAATGCGGCTGCGCCTGGGGCATTAGCACCGTCAACGATAACGTGAATAACACCAGTGTTTGCATTTGCTGTATCATAAGCAATAACACCTGTTGGGAAAGCAAAGAAAATTGCTTCTAATGCTTGACCTGTAGCGTCACTGCTACGTAGATCAACTGCACTTGCAGAACCATCTTTAACTGTTACCTTGAAGAATGCCAAGCTAGCACCTGGGTTGTAAATACCACCGTCTGTTGTTCCAACTGAACCATTTACTCTTGTAGACATAAAAATCTCCTAATATATTTCTTCGAAAAACTATGTTTTCTTATGTTTATTTATCTCTTAGATAAAAATCTTTGCTATTTAATGTTTGTTTTTAGGTCCCGTTAAAGCATAACCTAATTTATACCCTGCTATTAAACCAGCGGCAGGTGCCAGTGTTGCTAGCCATCCTTTTTTACCAGGTTCTGCTTTAGGCTTTTCTCCGTACCCTAAGTTAGCAAGTTCAGCATCGATTGGTGCATTGAGCTTATAACCCTTAGATTTGCCCATGTCTTCCAAGAACGTTGCTAACTCACTTCGTTTAGCGAATCTATGATAGTATTGCAACATACGAGCAACAACTAATTCTTTTTGCATATCGTTGATACTTGACCAGTCTTGCGCTAGTCTGCGAATACTTTTTAATTTACTGTCAGTAATGTTTAATTGTTTTTCTAAACGTAATAGCAATACTGCGGCATCTTCACTTCTTAGACTGCCATCTGCTAATAAATCTAAATAACGTTTGACAGTAGGAGTATGCACTTTTAGTTTTCCTCTAAGAATTGCATCTGCTTCTGGATTTTGATGTATCTTTTTACTAAACACACTATCCGGATTAGCTAATATGTTTAAGCTAGTATATAGATCTGTGCCGCTTAATCTAGGTCTCAAAAAGTTCCTAAACCCAATAGTTTTATCTGCGTAGTTCTTTGATATTGCCGCAGTTTCATATTCGTTTTGTAAAATAAACAATGTAATCAAATCTAAAAAGGCAAAGTCACTGACATTTCTTAAATTAAGATTAGCCGTATTTGCTCGGTATTGTCTACTTTCAATAAGTAAATCCCAACCTGATAAATGTTCAAAGTCTTCCATTATTTGCTTCTTTAATTTGTTTGATTCCTCTGCGGAATTTCATTTCGTCGCCAGTTTTTAAACTGTTGAATAAACGCTTTAATAAATCTTCACTTTGCTCTTGGTTAAAGTTTTCTTGTATATACTCAACAAGATACCGTGTACTGGCAATTACATTGACGGCTTTGTTTTCCACAAAACTTTCTCTGTCTCTTTGCGGTACAATATTTGTAATTTCTTCAAGTAAAGAACGTGTCTGTTTACGCACTATTATAGTCCATCCTTGAAAGTATTTATCAATTAGATAAATAACTTAACACCGGAGAATAGACATATGATGTCAAGTACAAATTTTAACATGGGAACGATTTTGAACAAACTTCGTTCAATCGAAGAAGCAGCACCAGATGTTCATCATGATCCTGAAATGACTGGCGCTGGTAAAGAAATAGATCACAGTAGCTTTACTCGTACAATGAGTCGTTTAGCTGCCATTAAAGATGCAGTAGGCGAAGAACACTACAACGATTTAAAAGCAGGCGTTCGTGCTATGTACATGAATCATCGTCCAAATCTTAATCAAATGACTGCTCTAATGGACTTATTAGAAACGGTGCTTGCTTATGTTGCCGAAGATAACAGTTTATTCCAAAGACTAAAAACAGATTTGAACAAAGATGTGCAAGCAACTGCTAAAGCAGAGCCAAATGAACCTGCTCCAGAAGTTGGGGCACCTACTACCGCTGAACCTCAAGAACCGCAGGGTCAACTTCGCGGTTTAAAATAATTAACTTTTCTTAAGCAAACTGTTAAGTTTACTGTTACTGTCCATTGTTCTCATAGCAATGGACGGTTCCACTTTAGTCTGTGGTGCCTCTAAACTAAATCCTTCTTTAGGCTTTGCTCTTTCCCAAGTTGTTGATACTACTGGTGTACTTGCTGTTTCTGTTTGCGCTTGACGACGAAGTCTATCATGCAATACATCTGCTGTTGTAGGTGCTTCTGGACTATCTTCATCTAAGTCTGTAATACGCAAACTGGTTGTATTGAACTCTAACTCAATCTTTGTACCTACTGCACTACTTGAACGTGTCTTCATAAACTGTAACTGCACCCTTCCACGTTCACGCATAGTCATACTATTAAAGATACCAATAACGTTATCTGCTGTCTGAATCTTTGACAAGCCACCGCTGATGTGACTGTGATCAAATTCGACACTTTCAACAGCACCACGATTCAACTGACTTGCTGTGCAGAATAAGAAACCGCCTTGTACCGCCATTGCTCTAAGTTCTTCTGATACATACTTGTCTTTAATAAATGTATTCTCTGCAGATATCTTAACAGACACAGGAGTCATCAAATCCAAATAGTCGACAATGATAAAATCAATTTTACTGTTATGTTGTATTTGAAATTCTTTAATCCAAGACTTTAAATCATTAACAGTAATACCAGCAGTAAGTTGTACAATTTGCAACCTACCTGCTTTCTTACCTTTCATTTTAATTTGAAGGTCGACGTCATCAATGTTTTTATAAATCTCTTTAGTAGCAATGCCCATAAGCATAGCATCCATACGAATACTACACAAGCCTTCTGCAAGTTCTAGACTAAAGTAAACTCCATTAAGTCCTTGCAAACTCCAGTTCAACGCCAAGTTCTGTAAAAACAAACTCTTGCCTGCTCCAGAGCCGCCAGCGAAGATATTAAGTTCGCCTCTGTTGAAACCGCCATACAACTTTTCATCAATGGTCTTCCAACCTGTGCTAGTACCGCCGTTTCTATTTTTAAGTTCCATCAAACGACCCATAGGGTCTGCAAAATAATCTGTACCAAAGCTCTTTGGCAAACCAATATTACTTGCATCTTTGATTAACTTTTCTACTTCGCCGTAACGCTGTTTGTCTAACAAGTCTGCACTTTTAAGAATAGCTTTCTCTAATGCCTTGTGACGTGCAAACTGCTCAAACTCTGATAGGAACCATTCTTTATGGCTAGCTGCCTCGCCCGGAATAACTCTAAGCTCTGTATCTGTTACTGCTTTAATCTGTTCTACAGTAGGGCAATCGCTGTACTTGCCTGCGTATTCTTTGATAAACTCTGCTGTTGCTTGCAGACTTCTAGTAAAATAACTGCCTTCTAAAACGTTTTGACAACGACTTAATAATTCTTTGTCACTGACAAGAAACTCCAAAAACAATTTTTGTAGATCTGCACTATATTCTTTTACTTCATTGCTCATTGACAATATCTCTTTCCCATTAATCTTATTTTTGTTGGACTATGCTCTGCGGCCTGTAGTATGCTGTGAATAGCAAACAAGCGTCCATATTTCATTACTGCGTCACTGACGTCTTTACAACCTTCCCATTCAGGAAAGCTAACACTCCATCCATAGTCTGCGGCACGTTCAACTAAATCTCTACCCGCTTTATCCGCATCAGGAAGTACTATGGGTTCTATATTTAAGTCTTCTATCAGTTGTGCTTGATGGTCACTTAAATTATTACTGCCCAAACTTAGACCGCTGGTTAATAACGCATCCATTTCACCTTCTGTAACAATAACAAATTGTCTATTGTCTCGTTGATTATCTAATCCAAAGACATAATCTGCAGGTGCTTTTTTGTAGTACTTAGCGAACCTAGCAGGTAGTTCTCCTATAACGTGTCTGCTTTGAAAGCCTACCAATCGGTTTTCATATGTTAAAGGCAGTATAGCTCTATTGTTTAATCCAGCGTATGTTGTATCTGTTTCCAACCATACTGCTAGGTCATATACTTGTCTATGCTTTAGGTATTCTATCTTTGCAAGATCATCTATAGGTCTTACATCAAATCCCAAGTCGTAGTCCGGCCAGTTAGGTGTCCAAGTAGGTTCTGGTTCACGCTGTACTAGTGTTTCTACATCTGCTTGGCTTAGTAGTTCTAAGTTTAGTCGTTGAACCTCTGCTTCATCAAAGCCCAGTTGACGCATAAGTTTACGCATCTTAAAGCTCAGTGTTCTACCCGGTGTCCAACTTGTTTTGAAGTTACAGTTAAAGCAATGATAGCTTACTGCACCATCAGGATTGAACATCAGGCCACCGCGACGTTTTGTATCCGGGCGACTCTGCCCGTTGACTACACACATCGGACAGTTAAAACTGACCCAGCCCTTAGGACTAGGTCGTCCGTGTATGCGAGATTGTAATAATGTTTGTAAGGCCGACATGACCTTATTATTTTAGCTTCTATAAAGTATTTTGTCAACTGTTCCAGTGTTATCGCTGTCGGGTGTGTATACCACTTTTATCCAACGGAAACTACCGCGCCAGTTCCATCCCTGTGTTTGATGAGTGCCGGTAATAGCAACTGTTGGGCTAGTAGGTGTAGAGTTGATCGGCAATGAATACTGTCCGTCAATGAATCTAATAGGACTGTAGTTTTCCATACTACCGTATTCTAAGCTACCAAAAGCTGTTAATGTGCCTTTGAAATTAGTTGTTTCAATTTGTAAGGTATGCAATGTACTACTATCATTTCTTTGTAAGTTGCCCGGAACTGGCTGGCTAATCATGGTGTTATTATCTTCTGTAAATTCTAGTACTGTGCTAGCAACAAATTTTGGATAAGCGCCGTCTACTATTTCAAGTTCCATTGTCGCGGCTCTGTTTGAATCAGAGTATAAACTACGTGCAATACCGTCATCTTCATATAACTGTGCGCTTAATTGATACAAACCTGGTTCTACATCGGTTAAATCGTAACCAAAGATACTAAACTCACAGAATCCGTTTTGAGGTTCTAGTATTTGTGCTCTACGTTGTAGAATCAGCTCACCTCGTCTAACCTGCATTAAGTTAACCATAACAGTTTTACCTAACAAGTTTACTGGTTTACGATCTTGATTTTTAATATCAAAACCTAGTTTAGTGTCTACTCCTTTGTAGACTGTTTTTCGTATTGTGCTAAATGGCATATTTTTTGTCCTGCTATAACCGCTAGAGTATATTAATACACTACGTTGGGGATAGTCTAAAAATGTGAATGTATCGCTCATAGTTATATTTATTTAAATTTAATTGAATTGAATTGGCAGCTAAATATTACCGATGGCAGATCATAAAGAAATATTAGAAAAATTCCCCTTTTTAAGCCTTTGCAGGGCAGGCGAAGATGAAGTAATAGGTATAATACAAAATTATACCCAAACTCTAGCCAGCATATATGTCTTAAATGTATTAAACTGCACAGAAGACAAGGCAGAATTTTTAGAATGTGGTGAACTTTGGTGGTGGGAAAGCAATAGACAATTGCCTATAAATTTATTCATAGGCCCAAAATTTAAAAAATTTAGTTATAGTCTGCGAACGTATAATGTTAAAGACTTTGAATTATTACATGGCGAAGCAGTTAGTTTACAAAACATTATTACCAAACGCATCAAACGCAGACAAATACAATTAGTTCAAAAACTTTAAGATAAGTATATTATGCAAGAAATAATATACACATTAATCTTAACACACATTACAATCGTTGCTGTTACTTGCTTTTTACACAGAAGTCAAGCACACAAATCAGTAACATTCCATCCCGTAATCAATCACTTTTTTAGACTATGGCTATGGCTAACTACAGGTATGGTTACTAAACAATGGGTTGCTATTCATCGCAAACATCACAGCATAACCGACAAAGAAGGAGATCCCCATAGTCCTCACGTTTATGGCATATGGCAAGTATTATTTGGCGGTGCATTTTTATATCATATTACCAGCAAAAATACAAAGATGGTAGTTAACTTTGGTCGTGGAACTCCAAATGATTGGTTAGAAAACAATTTATATGCTAAACACAGTCGTTTGGGTATTTCGATTATGTTATTAATTAACATATTGCTGTTTGGCTTTTGGGGATTTTTAATCTGGGGGATACAAATGATATGGATTCCATTCTGGGCCGCAGGTGTTATCAACGGACTAGGTCATTGGCTGGGATATACTAACGGCAAAACCAAAGATAAATCAAAGAATATATCTTTCCTTGGCATTGTCATAGGCGGAGAAGAACTACATAACAATCATCACTTGGCGCCTGCTAGTGCTAAGTTAAGTCGACGATGGTTTGAATTTGATATAGGATGGTTTTATATCAAAACTCTTAGTTATTTACGACTTGCTACTATCAATACCGTACACTAATTGATTAAGTTGTAGCGCAATAGCTGCCGCATAACCAATAGCATGGCTCTTCTTAAAACTATAAACATCTTCAGTTTTAGTCCATACTTCCTGTTCTATCTCTGCCCATGTACGTCCAATTAAATGTTTCTTGCCTGGACGAATAACTGCTAGTACCATAGCAAGTTGCTCAATACTACGCGGTTTCATTTTAATAACTGTATCTGCATGATTGTGAATATGGAATAACTGTTGAATAACTTCTCGGTGTTCTAGCAATTCCCACATTGGCTCTTTGTCTAGTAATTCATCTATTTGCTCATTACTAGCAAAGCTACCATAGATACCTACATTAAGCAAGTCAATCTTAAACCAACCAGCATCTTCTGCTTGTTTATAATCCAATGTACATAGTCCCGTAAACGGATTAGTTGGCACATGATGAAAGTAAACTCCAGTATTGTGCTTACGTTCTTTGCCGTTATCTTTTTGCATAGCGGCTGTGTGCTTGACTATGTTAAGAACTTGTTCTCTATTAGCAAAATCAATGTCAACGTCAAAACTCATTACTGTCCTTTTAATCTATTTGTTTTATTATCTACAGTATAAAGTCTTTGTTCTAGAACAGCAACCTTTTTTAACAAACGTTGATAAGACTCTGCTGTTGGAACAACAACTCTTTCTCCGTTCATTTCTATTTCAACCATATCGTTGATTAGTCTTACTCTTGCTTCTTGTACTTGCTTGCTTTTTAGTAGTGCAGGTACTGCTCGTTGCTTGTACTGATTCATTTAATTTCCGCCTTGTTAAAAACTTCTTGCACCCAATCAGCATCACTTTGCTGACGTTTTACTTTGGCCTTCCAGGATAAAGGCTCAATGTAATCTACTAATGCTTGAACCTGTCCGGGCTCAAACCTATCAATCAATCTGCTACCTTGATCAGTAGCAAAGGTACACCACGGACTGATACGACCCATTCTAATATCTTGCACTGCTTCTGGAGTGCTTACTTTTTGAAAGTACTCGCACCAACTATATCCGGTCTTTTCTGCCCATGCTTTCATATTTAACAAACTTCGTTCAATTGCTCGTTCTACTGTTTCTTTTTTCGTTCTGTCTTTAACGTAACTTTCATAGACTACTGCTTTACACCAATCATTGATTTTAATAGCATTTTTTAAAACAAACCTAACAAACTCTTCTGGCTTGTCTAAGTTTAAGTCAATTATATGCTTGGCAACTTTCATAAAGTCAGTATAATATTTGTCATTGATAAAGTCTTCATAAGGCTTGTCATGCTTAACGTTAGCAATAATCATTTTACGATATATTAGCCAGCTTTGATAAGCAATACGATTCTGCTTAGAATCTTTATCCATCATTCTACGCTTCTTCTCACATAAGTGAGACATTAGTGTAGTTTCACGAACAAAATCTTTATTACAATATCTGCATTTATAAGTCATTGGCGCTGGCGATAATGTCTTTGTCTTTAACATGATACTGTTCTAACATATCTCTAGCAGACTTTTTATCTAAGTTGCCGATCCAAATATCTAATTCTTGGTCATCTAAGTGAGGATATTGCTCACTTAGCCATAGTTTAAAAGCATTTTTCTTTTTTCTCTTTCCGCCACCTGGAGCAATGTATGGATGTTTGAGGCTTTTGCCAACACCAACCATGCTCATTAACTTCCAAGTCATCTCAGGATCTTTGACTTCGCTAAAGTTAACATTAACAATGTCATTGGTCATAATTAAGTAATGCTCAATAATGCCGTTATTGGCACTTTCTGCACTGCTTAAATATCTTTGAACCAACCACGGACTAAAACCTTTCATTTCTTCCTCCGTGAGGTTTTCATAAAGGGTCTTGTTTCGAGTATCCAGTGCTGGAAGTACTCGCTTAAACATATCTAACATAGGAGCTTTTGTTGCCATACTGTATTGTACACTAATTAAAACATTTTGTCTATGGACAACACTTCCGGTAGCTTGGTTGTTTCCTTAACAAAATATGCACACTGAGGTTTATCGCCTGGTTCAAGAGGCACTGCTAAAATATGTCCATGTTTAAGTTTAGGAGTATACCAACGAATGTCTTGAAATACGTTGATAATCTCAAGTGGCTGAAAGTCTAGTCTAAAACTACTAATAGGATTAAAAGTAAATGCACTAAAGCCACGATCATTGATATTCATAATAGGAACGATTTCAGGATCTCCGTGATCCTTTTCGCCTATGACAATATACCAATCAAGAGGAACTTGAATAACATGATCACCTATTTTAAGTACAGCCGCAGGTGCATGAAATGTTTCCATGAAGATTAAGGGAACGAAATGATAGTCTACATTTTTAGGATCGTTCCAATCGAGAACTCCGTAACGCAGATCCTCGACTTCCTCTGGTAAACTATTCAACTCAAAGGCTTGATTGTCTGAAGTTAGTATGTTCATAGGTATTTCACTTTCTCGATTTTATAAGGATAGCCAGCTTCCTCATAGTATTTCTTTCTTGTAGTAAGATGTTTCTTACTAAACTTTGCACTTGACGTCAAGTCCCAAATCTCTACATGGTCCTTATCTTGAGCTTTTCTAATACCTCGTCCAATGCTTTGTATAACGCGAACAAAGCTCTTTCCGGGTTCCAAAAGAACCAAATTAAAAATACGAGGAATATTAATGCCCACAGCGGCCACACCATAAGTCGCCACAATAACCTTGCCATCAGAATCTTTAACTTCATCATAGTGTTCTTTCCTATCACCTGTCTTCATTGCTCCGCTGACGAATACACTATCTGTGATCCTTTCACAGAGCAATTCACCTGCTTTAATTCTATCTACTAATACTAGTGTATTTCCAGACAAGGCAAGGCCTTTAACAAACTCTGCAATGAAGTCTATACGACGAACATTAGTAGTTAAAAATGTTAATTCTTCTTGATATGTGGAATACTGTGCTGTTTCCTGTAACTGGATGACGTTAACTGTACAGTTAGCTAACACACCCTGATCCTGTAGATCCTTGGCAGCAATCTTATTTACCACAGGACCCAAAGTCGCTATCAATCCAACTTTCTCAAAGTCTTCTTTAGGAATAGTTCCTGTCAATCCCCAACGAATAGGAACATTAGCAAAAGGTCCGCTGAGTAATGCTTTAAGGACATCTGCCTTAGCTTGGTGAACTTCGTCAACAATGATTGCTACTAAGTCTTCACCAAACTCTTCTAAACTAAGTGGACTTTCTCCATCCTTAAAACGTTTTTGTAAACTGTTAAGGCTTTGCCATGTACAGATAGTATGTGTTTTACCTAGTTCTTTCTTGTCGCCAAAGTAAACACCCACATCAAGGCCTAACAGTTCATAATCTTCTAATGTTTGTTTAACTAGGTCTTTGTTAGGAACAATAACTAAACTTCTACCATAGTCTTGCACACTTTTAGACAATGTAGCAGTTGTAATTGTTTTACCTGCTCCTGTACTAATCTCTTGAACGCATTGTAAGTTATTTAGAAACTTATTAATAGCATCAACTTGATAGTCGCGTAGTAAAACTGGCTTGCCTTCGTTAACGTGACCTTTAGGCCAAATAGTTTGTTCGTGTGTTGTTTCAGTTACTTCTGTAAACTTAAAGTCATGGACTAAGCGTTGGTCATCAATTTCTATGTGATAGCCTTCATCAACTAGAATAGGTAAAATCCTATCTAATAGATTAAAATAAGAACTGCCGCCCAAAGTAAAATAACTAACGCAACCATCCCAACGGCCTAGTTTATAAGCAGGGCTGTGATAAGCCCAAGGCTGGAAGTATTTGAATTCCTTTTCTAGCTTACGTCTTGTTGCGGTTGCTAAATCCGATATCCTAATATTAACTTCGTCTTTTATATGTATTGTACAAGATGTCATAGACGTAGTATAACATCTTTAGTCACAAAAAAGCAACCTTTCAGTTGCTTTATTTGTTCAATTGTCAAAAAGATCTTGCAAACTAACTCTGATGTTAATTACTTTTTGCTCTACTTTTTTGCGACGAATATCAAACATTCGCCTATCGTGCATTGACCACCAAACTTTTGATTCGGTGTTATCTCTGATAGCACTCCAAAATCCGCAATGGCATATACCTCGATTGCTGGTTTTGTTAGGACATTCTTTGCATCGTTTAACTGCCACAGGTGCAGTATTATGAATATTAGGTCGCCCAAATCTTCCAAGTGAATCAAAATCCCAAGGATCATTGATATATTTTAATACATACGAACCTAAAGGAATTTCAACTCGTTTACGAGAGTCACTAGCGATTACAATATCTTTAGACAGATCATGTTTTGCTTCTTTAAGTGTAGCGCATTTTCCTATATACTCTCCACTTGGTTTAAAAATCAAATATTCTATTTTAGGTTTATGGTACTTACCACGTGCTTTATCTTTGGCTCTTTTTTTAAATAATCTAAAATATGTAGATGGTTCAGGTAACCAAGCAAAAGGTGGATTTTTTTCATCTTTTTGTCTTTGCAAATATACTTGCAATAATACAGATGATACACTTTGTCCTTTTTTACGAGCATGAGTCATTACTCCCGAAGCAAAAGTATCACAGGCATTATTGGCATGTCCTTTTGGGATAGGACATAATAAAGGTGGCAACCATTTACTCATAGTTTCTCCTTTACTCTGTTGATTACCTCCATAGCATCATTGTAGTTACTAAAATGTTCTCTAAAGAAGTTTTTATGCTTTACAACTATTCTAAATTCTTTTGTATTTTCGTTAAATGCTTCTCTAAATTTAAGAACAAAATACGCACTAGGATCGCCATCTAGTTGTTCTATGCTATCTACTTTGAGATTATCTCGCACCCAGTCTTCGTTAAGGTCTTTAAATAGACGAGGGTCAGTTGGTTTGAAAAATTTGATTGTCATATTGGACATTCCTTTTGTTAAAAAAATGTGCCACCGCCATTGACGATCTCTGTGAATAGAAGGATCGCCTACCATTGAAGCATTGCACTTCGCTGGGCTCCCTGGAATTTACACACTACTATGAGTGGAGGAAGCGACTCCGGTGACCTGGAGTATGTTTATTTAACTTTTAAAAATAAAAAATTCCCTGTGTTAGAGGGGATTTAGTCGAGCAGTTTAACCTTCTTTGATACCAAAGTCTGGATTTTCAAATATACTTTTTAACGTCTCGGATTCTCTAAGTTTTTGTTCTTCAAGCCGGCGCTTTGCATTCATCGCAGGAAACTTATATTCATATGTTAATGCATCGTGTCGTACAATATTTTTCTCAACAATACTTACTATATTTTTTTCTTTGATACCGCAAGATAGTCTTTTCCTACATAAGTCAACATTATCTATCATCAAGTCAACCCCATAAATTGTACTCAAGGCTTTTCCAAATTCTTCGTACGTGATTTCTTCTTTACCGAGTAACTCTAATTTACGGATCAAGATTTCGGATAGAATTTGACCATCGCCACAACTTGGATCTAAGAAATTATCTTTTATAGATTCTGGTTCTACAAATGTATCTAGCATATGATGTACTAATGGATTAGGAGTAAAGACTTCGCTGGTAGATTTTATTCTAGATTCATCTCTATTTCCTGCAATCATATACCCCCAATCATCTCTAACGTACTTAATGACCTGGGTCAATGTAATCATTGAACTGCCTCTATATGAGCGATCTCTTCTATTGTTAAATTAAAATAACCGTAGATATCAATCTTCTTATTCTCTTCCCATTCATCAATAGGGGGTACCGGAATATAATTCCAACTATTTGTTTTTGTGTTCACTACGTCATTAAACTTAACTTGTTTAATAATAAATTTTACAAATTTGCTGTCTAAATATTCTTTGTATAGATTAGCTTGCTCTTGATTTTTTACAAGAATCAGCATATTACTTCTAGAGATGCCGACATTAGGTCCAAGTGTAATTACGTTACCTAAAAAATATTTACTAGTAGCAACACTCACTACTACTTTATAATTCGGACTATATATGCACTGGTCATTAGTCCATAACCATTTTAAGTTAACGCCATTGCCAACAAATGCCAATAATTTATTTGGATATTGTGTAGATTCATCCGAATTAAATTTATTAGGTTCCAGTGTTACTGCACGTTCAATACTTGCCTTAGTTCCCTTAGGCAAATTAATAGAACCAGTTGTTACAACAGAACCTAAATTTTCGTATTCAGAAAGTTTGTTAAGTATGCTCTTGGCTTCTAAGCTAATGTTCTTAATGTCCTCTTCTCTTTTCTGCAAGTAGGAACTATTCTCAGTAGTAGTTATGTTAATGTCGCCGTTGTATTTGTTTACAAAATTTGAAATAGTTAAACCACTTCTAATAGTCACAGAAGGGAAATGAGAAGAAGGTAAGAATTCTACTGCCTTGAGAGACATCTCTTTGTACTTGGCCACTTCTTTAGGTTTAATAGTCCATCCAGCCGGATTCAAACTAACTACTTGTTTGCAATTTTTATCTTTGGCAAATTTATCAACAAAGGCCTGATACAGAATAGAGTTATTGCTATTTCCTGCATCATCTCTTTGTTCGCCCGGCTCCTCATTAAAAGGAGGATTCATAATAACTCTAAAATTTTTAATTTTCATATCTGCCTTTAAACTATCTTCTTGATAGATATTTATGTATGCTCGATCGATACCTAATTCATTAGCTAAGAGCTTTCTGGCTGTCTCTGCATGATTAATATCATATCCCCATAATTGTTTAGCAATGGTCATTGGATCCATTGTATCTTTTGCTTTGTTAGCAATTTCCAAAAGAATAGATGCGTGACCACAACATGGATCTAAAAGTATTTCTCCTTTTTTAAGGAGTGCAACTGGATCTTGTTCTAGATGCGAAATTAAAGAATCGACAACTATTTTAGGAGTTGTGATATCTCCTAAACGTTGACGCCATTTCGGTACGGTTACTAGCCGCATAAGACCTTGAATGTTCATTTATTTCTCGCACAATGGGTTAACTTCAAATTTATTAAACATTGCAATTTTTTTCTCAACAACTGCCCGATTTAAAAAACCGTGTTCGAATAAAAAGCTAACCCAATGTTTTGCATTTAGGAAAAGTTCTCTATCCAAAAGTTTGCTGTCAATTTTTTGCAAATCTGCAACATTGTTTATTATAACAGAATCTGTCGCTCTTGCCAATGCTACGATGCTAGGAATGGTAGTGTTAAATTCACGTATCTTTGCTTTAATTTTTGCTATCTCGGCTTCCCTACTTTTGGTTGTAAGTAACGCAGATTTTGCAACTATTTCTCGTTTAGTGTTTTTACCAGAAGTTAATTGTCTATTAAGAACCATTGGTTCGGTCGAAGAATTCATATCTGGCAAGCCTTCTAATTCGTCTAGATATGTATCAATCAAACGGTCTATGTCATAACTTAGTGTACTAGAATCTTTGAAACTTTTGTACACACTACCTTTAGTACTTAATAAATCATACGCAACATCTACTGTAATAGCTACTGGTTTAATGCCACCAATAATATAACTAGGCATAAGACTAATGGCTTCTTCAAACACTTGTTGGAAGTTGCTACTGCTAGAACTATACTCTACCATTTTAGCAATCATGTTAGCATAGAACTCAGGACCTGGCAATACGGCTGTAACTACCTTCTTACTAGTTTCTGGATTCATAATACGACCAAAGGTTTGCCAAAACTCTGCCGCACTTTCACTTTCTTTTAGATAAACAAGTGTATCTAATTTAGGCAATGTCGTGCCTGTATTAAGTGCTCCGGCACTTAGGATAATAGTTTTATCATAGTTATTATGCCACTGTTGAACAGATAGTTCGTCTTCGTTCTCTCCGCCTCCGACTTTTTTAGGCATATATGTGTTAAAAACGCTATGTGTTTTAAATAGTGACATTAGTGTATCTGCAGATGCAACACTATTTTCCTTAGTATCATCTTTCCCACGAGGGACAGCAAACCAAAGATGATTGTGACTTCTGTTTTCAGCTGTTTTAATACCTTCCCGACTTCCGGCTAAGAATGCACTTGCTCCAGCACTTTTTGTAGGATCAATAAGACAATTAAGTAACGCATTGCCTTCTTGTGGATAATTCACTACCCCGCCATTATTGCTAAGAAGTTTAGCCATATTCATTTCTTCGTTGCCAGCAAGACGATTCTTAAGTTGTTCCGGGAACTCGCTGACTAATAACAAAGGCTCCGGGAAGTCCTTGAACCGATCCATTCCTTCACGCTTTGCACGTAAGGCATCGATCATAGTAAAACGATATGTGTCTGTAACACCATCAAATTTACCTTGCTCATATGCAGTAAATGGCGTACCACTGACCCATAGGTATCCGTATTTACTTTTAAGTTTGTTGATAAACTCTTTAGCTTCTTGACTATAGTAAGCATGGAACTCATCAATCACAATCATGTCAATGTCTTGATCTATTACATTCTCTAAACGGCTAGATAAATTTGCACGTTTTGCGCCCTGAAAGCTGGCAAAAATTACTTCTGCATCTGGTACATTAACAGATTCAAACAAGCTGTCTGATTCATGAAATCTAATATTAGATGTCGTCTGACTATCAATAAATTTCCATTTGCCAAACTTAACATGATCAATATCGTTTAACCATCCGTTTTTAACTTTAGGACGACCTGTAATAACTAATATTCTTTTGCAATCTAATTCTTTAGAAATTAAATAACTAGTATGACATTTACCAAAACGCATAGTGGCATCAAGTAAAAAATTACGTCCTCCATTACGATAGTAATCAACTGCTTTATTTGATGCTTCGATTTGATATTGATGACTTTCATATGTTGCTTTTGCAACGGTTCCGTAAATATAACCGTTTACACGACGAGTAACTTCGTCGACTGAACACGCATATACGTCACCTCTATATGTTTTATCCGGAATAACAATTTTATGTGCGTTAAGGCCTGTCTTAGATGCAACAAAATCATCATATTTTGCGTGGCTATAATTCTTGCCGTCTGCTTTGGCTTTTTTTGTTACGTCGAGAATCCAACAAACAGTAATTTTACCTAAATCATATTTGTGTTTTTGGCGACTCAAGGTGCCTCGGATATATACTTCTGTTTCTTTATACCAATCTTTAGAATCGTCTTCAATAAAGTGATCGCCAAATTTTGGTTCTCCTGCATCTTCCCAGCAATATAAAATTGTACGTGGCATTATTAATTGTCCTCTGATTCTGAATAGTCTGCACTATCTAATTGATCTTTTTCAAAAGCCTTAGCTTCGTCTTCTGTGGCAAAGGTGTCACTGAAAGTAGTCCAACCTCCCAAACCTCCAGAAAATTGAACTACCCATTCACCTTCGCACACTTCTATAACTCTTGTTTCTACTGACATAGTATGTCCTAGTTAAAAATGTATTATACAGTAAACTATAAACTATGTCAATTAGAATGATTTAACTGCCATTACACCAATGCTGTTAGCTGTATTGCCTGCAATACCACCTACGTTAAATTGTTTTGCGACATTTACGTTTACACGGTCATAACCTTTGCCCAATACCGTATAGCCCAATACCAAGTCAACTGGCTTAACTTGTGCTCGCAAACTGATGGTCTCTGTAGATACAATCGCTTTAGCATCTGCACCATCGCCATTGTCTGTAAATTCATAGCCAGTTACACCTGTAACAGTTGCCGTACCATTTCGCACACTTACTGGACTGATAACACTTAGGCTCAATGCGTCTTTATTTTGGAACACATTGTTCTTAGCAACACCCATTCTCCAAGTGTCACTAGTAATACGATTAGCAAGCTGAATCATGCTTTCTTGCACACTACTTGCACGAGTAACACCAAAACCATAACTACCAAATACTGCTACACTACCAAATTTGTGTTCAGTACCAACTTG